TCAGTACCTCTCTTGAGAGTGGAAAAGAATGTTTAATTCCTGGTAACAAGCTTCTTCTGATGAAGTCTAAGGATGGTTCTCCAATTGTTAATACGACAGCTAGAGGATTAATTTCTTTTAGATCTTCCAATGACAGATTGGCTTTTGGTAAGGGTTCTTTTGTCATTTGGAAGAATTACTATTGTATTAAGACTGCTGCTCATGTTTGGAAACAGTGTATGGGTTTGGTTGATTGTTTTGATTGAGCACGATGGGAATTGTATTCCGATTAGTGATCTCAAACATGAAGTTGTGTTTGTATCTAATGGTACAGACCAAATTTTGATATCATTTCCCTCTGCTCTGTTTACAACATTGAAAATTAAGTCTCTAAGGATGGGTAACATCAGCGCCGTAAAGACCATGTCTATTTATGGACATAATAGTGATGGCTTCTTGTATCGTGGTTTTGGTGTAGTTCAAACCTCCAAGAATTTGAATAATTCTGTTAGGCTTTTACATACTGCTTCCACTTTGCAAGGGTTTTCTGGATCACCTATCTTGATTGATGGGGTTGATGTTGGTACTCATGTTGGTATTGGTGTTAATGACAAGAATGCAAACATGTTTGAGCGTAATGTTATGATCCTTCCCTGGTTTACAGGTGAGGAAAGTTCCATGGCTTTTTCTGATTTCGATTTAGTAGAGCGTGATGCTTTGCTGGGATCCAGTGATGCTTCAGATGCCATCACTTTTTACGTTAAAGATAACAATGGTGTTTCTAAGGAAAATAAATTTGTGTTTTCTGGTAACAAGTACAACTCTTTGAGCTGGAACGTTATTGAAGACATGGATTGGAATGATCTTCCGGATTTCGAGGGAGAAACCCTATCTGCGGCTGCCTTCTTGGCGTCTTCAGACAGCGCGAGTACCTCGAGTCCAGGTGTAAGTGTTGAGAAATTGTTGAGTAAACTCCATGTCTCCGCCCAGCCGGATTTGAGTGTTGAGAATTCGTTGAGGAAAATTTTCT